ATATGTTTCCAAGATCCAAAAAAGAATCAGATCAAATAAAAAAAATAATAAGAACTTTTAAAAAATACAGTTCTGCAAGAAAAGGATTAGATAGTGGTAATGCACAAGGATTATTTTTAAAAGCGCCAAGTGTTTTTAGAATTAAATATATGAGTGGAAATAAAAAACATCCGTTTTTACATAAGTTTAAAATTTGTTCTCTTAATAATATGGGTGTAAATTATACTGGCGGAAATACTTATGCAACTTATGCAGATGCAACGCCAGTTAATTTAATAATGTCACTTATGTTTCAAGAACTTACTCCAATTTACTACGAAGATTATCTTACAAATTCAGAAAATGGTTCTGATGATGGAATAGGAGTAGGATACTAATGACTTACTTCAGAGAATTACCGGACTTACAATATCAATCATTATTACCAGGAAGACTTTCATCAAATGAATATGTAACGGTAAAAAATTTATTTCGTAGAGTAAAACTTCGTGATGACTTGCAAAATGTCTTTACAGTTTTTCAAAAATATCAAATTCCAGATGGTGCTCGTCCAGAAACAGTAGCAAAAGAATATTATGGAAGCACTAAATTTGATTGGGTTGTTTTAACTACTGCAAATATTACACGAGTTAGAGATCAATGGCCATTATCTGACAGAGATTTGTATAATTATGCTTTAGATATATACGGAAATAATTTAAATAATATTCACCATTATGAAACAACAGAAGTTAGAGACTCTGAAGATAGATTAATTCTTCCTGCAGGTAAAATTGTTGATAATAATTTTACTATTCCAAATCCATCAAATAAATTAGCAACATTAAATCCTGTAGTTGGAATTAGTAATTATGAATATGAGACCATTAAAAATAATAATAAAAGATCAATTTATTTACTGAAGAAAATTTATCTCCAACAATTTATTAATGATACGAGAAAAGCAATGGTTTATGATTTATCTTCTCAATATGTCGATACAAAAACAATAAAGACTGAAAATACCAGAGTAACATCACCATAAAAAATGGGGAGAATATTCTCCCCACACAAAACAAAAAATTAAGATTCAGTTAATTTCTGAAAATATGATAGAGTTTCATCATCTTCATCATCATAAGAAACTGATTTAGATGGTTTTAGACTATTAAGTTGTTGTTTTAGATCTTGAGGAAGTTCACTTTCTGTATCACGATAATTATCCTCATCTTCAACTTCTTCATCAAGACGCTGAGATGTCTTAACATTTAAGACCATATTTAGGCGTTGTTTGAGTTCACCATAACTTTTAAATTTATCTGGTGAAACAAAATCAGAGAGAGAATATTGATTTTTCCAAATCTCTTCCAGTTTATCATCATCATTCAAAAGAGCAGAAGGTGATGCAAATTCACTGGAATCGTAATTTCTATAACCTGCAACATTTTTTGCCTTAAGTTTGAAATTTGCACCAGTCCAGAAATCAAATGGGTCAATTGGTGTCTCATCTTCAAACTCTGGTTGCATTGCTGCAGCAATTTTATCAAAGATTTTTTTTCCGTATTTAAATAGAAAAGTTTTTCCTTCGTTTTCTGGATTTGCTGGGTCTTTTACAACGTAGATATTACTAATATATGTCAGTTTACGTTTTTGCTTTCTTGCTTGCTCTTTACCCGTATCAGTTCCATTGTTCCAAAGTTGAGTATTATATTCCGAAACAGGGTCTTTATCACCAAGAGTAGTTCTGGAATTTTCAATATACCAACCACCAGGACCTTGAAATCCGTGTGAATAAAGTTTTACAAATGGAAGGTCTTCTCCTTCTGGTGCTGGTAGAAAACGAATAATAGCATATCCATTTCCTGCTTTGTCTACGCTTAAAGACCATACACGATCATCACCTGATGAATTGCCAGAATTCATTTTTTCTACTTCTTTTACCAATTTTTCGGTAAGAGAACCAAGTTTAGATTGTTTTTTAAGATTTTGAAATGACATAAGATTTTTTTAGATTAATTGGATTTGGTTTTACGACGACTTTATTATAGAGTACCTATAAATGGATGTCAAGCCAAAAATTTTATTGCATTCTTTCTTTTAAAGCATTAATAGTTTTTTGTATAGTATTGAAAACTAAATTCATATCAGTTTCTGGAGGGAATCCCATAAAAGATATTGATTTCTTTAAATTATCTTTTAATTCTAATGCTCTTGGATCGTCAGATAAAGAAAGACGGGTATACATAATTTTTTGTTTTTCTAATAAATCAGACAATTTATCAATATGATTTTGCTTTTCCTCAACAGTCATTGAAAGAAAATTAAATATATCTGAATATATTTCTTGTTGAAGACTATTAATTTCTTTTATTTCTTCTTGTATGATGTCAGATTCAAAAAAACTATTCATCTAAAATATCCCTTAAAATTTTTTTATACTTAAAAATATCTATCTGGAGAAATGGAGAATATTTTTTAATTTTCAAACTTACAGTTTCCCATACAGGATCTAAAAGTTTTTTATCGAATTTTTTTCCAAATTCAAATATTTTATTATATATCACTAAAGTTTCAATACAAATTTGCCCTTTCAAAAAATTTTTAAGAACGATTGGATGTCCTTTGGAACAATTCAGCGCATTTTCTAATTCGTTCTCTGAGAACAATTCCATTGATTGTTCTTTGAACAAGTATGTCAAACTCTGTTGTCTCTTCATCCAATCTGCGTAATTTTTTTCTCCAGAATTTATAATTGATCCAATCCATAAGTTGCTTGGGGAATCTACCGCTACAAAGTTTGATACTAAAAAATCTACTATTTCTTTATCTGAAAATTTACGAGAAGTTCTTTCAAAAAAATAACGATCTTTTCTGCGATTAAAAGATGTTACAGTTGCTCTAACTTTTTTATTATATTTAAAATAATCGTATTTGGGATTGGAAAAATGATTTTTTAAGGCAAGATATTCACAATAAACTTCAAAAGGAGCCACAATCAAAATGTAAGTTTAGCACGAGAGGTTTTCTTTATAAAATTGAGATTTATTGCGTCCCATTTTAATTTTTCTTTTAATGGTTTAGAAATTAATTTTGAAACAGATTCAATTTCAAGATTATTTTCCTCACAAAATAAAATTATAGCATCAATATAATTTAATTTATGACTTACTACAATATTTTCAATTTCTAATGCGAACTTTGATGGAGTTAGAAATTTTTGTTCTATGACCTTTTCTAATTCTTCGTTTTTTTCCATTTCTTCTATATCAATGTAGAGTAAATTTTTTAGATAATTTGTCATTATTTTTACAATATTATATTTATTATAAAGAAATCTTAAGATTTTGTCAAGAAGAAATAAGTTTTAATTTATCATCCACAAATTTTTTAATATATTGAACAACTAATTTCATATATTTTTTTAAATCTCTTTCTTCATAAACAACGCATTCGCCATTTTCACAAGTCATAATAATTACAAGTTTTTTAATAGGAGTTCCAGTCATTTCATAGTATGCCATACCATAAAACATTGCCTGAACAAAATAATGAGTAATCCACTCAACTGGTTTTGGTTTTTTAGAAGTTTTAAAATCAATTACAGCAAGTTCACCATTATGTTCTGCAATACAATCTGTTGTTCCTGCAACACCAAGTTTTATACTGTATAAAGCACCTTCTAAACAATGAATATTATTGATTTTGTTTAGTTCTTTTTTGGCAACTTTAAAAAGAAACTCCGGAAGCGGCGGAACTTGAGGGAGAATTTGATTATAAAGGTAATTTTCCACAAGAGAATGGAGGTCTGTGCCACGAGAAGTAGCCGCTTTAGTGATCTTTTCTGCCTCCACTTCACCGACTTTTTTGCGCCAGTTATTGAAGATTTCACGATTAAAATGACTTGTAACAGAAGTGATTGATACTAATTTAAATAATTCTTGTTCTTCTTTTATAGTATAGTAACGAACACCATCAATTGTTTCACGATCTAATTTAGGAAGTTCTATATCAATATGGGTAAACATTACATTCCACTATTCAATTTGGCAACAAGATATTCTTTTACAATTCCAGATCTAATAATATCATTAATACCAAATTCAATAATATCAAAAGACGGCATAGTTCTAATAATTTTCATAAAATCAATAATTCCATTTCTTTCATTTGTTTTCACCAAATCACTTTGAGTTGCATCACCACAAAACATAATCTTACAATTTTCACCAACACGAGTAATAATTGAATCCAATTCGTGAAAATTAAGATTAGCAAATTCATCTACAATTACAATAGCATTATCAATCGTTACACCACGTAAAAAAGAAGTGCTCCAAAACTTAATTGTTTCTTGAGATTTAAGATTACCATAAAGCATCTCAAAGTCAACATCACTTGGCATTTGAAACATATATTTTACCATATTCTTATAAGGAATTTGATAAATATCTGCTTTATTATCGTGATCTCCAGGAAGAAATCCAATTTCTCTTGTAGGAACTAAAGATCTTACGATATAAATTTTTTCATATGGTGTTCTTTCATCTAAAACATCACGAAGAGCATTATAAAGTGTGATGAACGTATTATGCGTAATAATATAATCATCAGTGACATAAAGATGATTTTCATCATCTATCATAATGCATTGTGCTTCTTCTTCTCCAACATAATTTACATTTTTAATTTTTCTTCGGTATTGAAGTTTGTCGTAAGTTTCTCTACAAAGGTCTTTTTTTCTTTAGAGTAAATAATTCTTTTGGATTTCTAACAGTAATCCAAACATTATAAGATTTTCTACCTACTTTTTTAATTCCATCATAAGTATATGTTGGAATTTTAGAAGTAATTTTACAAATTCCACCAAAAGACCAAATAATATCTTGAACTTGTTTTGCTAAAATTTCACTTGTTGTTGAAAATGAAACTGTTCCGTTTTTATAATCAACAGTTCCATCGGTATCCATTAATCCTCTTATGAGATTAAGTTTTTGGTCTGTTCCTGAATTAACATATATTGAAGGAATAATTTTTTCATAAGACTTTTTACCTTGTAGTCCAAGTTCTTTTAAGATCTCAGTAATTCTGTTAACTTTATTTTTGCGAGATAATTTATCAATAAAATTATAATTATATTGAGAAGATTTGCAATGATTTATGTAATATTCTTCTCCAATAATTTCTTGTAATTTATAAATCAACACATCATCTTTTGATGTTATTTTGGGAGTAGAAGTTGTTAAACAACCATCACCAATTAAACAACCGACAATATAAGGATCTAAAGGCAAATTAATATCATCAGTTTTAACAGGTTCAATTAAATCAATTGAGATATTAGTTGAAGATTTTCTAATTTCTTTTTCACGCAAAAAATCAATGATATATTGAGTATTAACTATTTTTTTAGTTCCAGATTTTCTTCTATTCCATCCACTGGGGCAGTTAATTTCCCATAAATGCTCTAAACAACACTTGGTTTTAGAACCATCGTGAAAAACAACCTCATAAATATGCTTTTTCCCCTGAGGAAAAACTCCACAAACTTTAGTTTTTTTGCCCGTTGGAGTTAATACATAATCACCAATTTTAACTTGTCCCATAGTAATCCAACCATTAGGAGTTAAAATTTTGGAATATAATGGTTGTGCTTTACCTGTTCCAGCAGCACCATATGCAATTATATTTTTTCCTTCTACATAAGAATCAAATAATTTTTTTTGATTTTCTGTAAGAGGATCTATATCTATAAGATAATCTAAACTAATTGGTTTTTTTCTTTTTATCTGCCTTATAGTAAGACCAACACCAATTGGTTGTTCTGTTCTTTTTCTTCTTGCCATTTAGTTTCTTCTTACGTTTGAACCAGGCATTTTGCCTGCTCGGTCTAAAATTGTGTTCCAAGAAGGATGAGATTTATTTAACTTATCCTTCCATTCACCCACTTCACCAACACCAGCAACTCCTGCCTGCCAATCTTTATCCCAATCTTGATTTTCTTTTCTCCACTTCTCATATTGAGAAATACTCATCTCAAGTTCTTTGGTCTCTCCTGTTTTTAAATTTTTGACTGGATATGTTGGCACAATTCATTCCTCCATAAAATATAAAATATTTATTGGTCAAATAATCCATTCGGTTTCAATTCCACCTAAAGCAGAAGATGTAATTGGAAAACATTCATTGAAAATAACTTTACATTCTTTCGCAACGTCCATATGTTCTTTTTGTGTTCCAGATTTTTCTCTTAGAGCAATATATGTAATCCAAGACCTCACAGAACCCGTCATATAGATGCGTGTAGGTGTTGCTAAGGGCAATACAAAGCGAGCACACTCCTTTGCTACTCCCTTATCAAGAAGTTCTTTGTAGAGTCTCATAGACTCCTGAAAATGGTCATTAATTTTTAACCAGAGATCCTCTTTCATACCAGGAGAAAGATCATCAATAGAATTTTGACGATTTTTTACATCTTGACGACGAAGTTGTGGAACAGGAATTTCTCCTAATAAAGAGGAGTCAGCATATCTTTGAGAAAACTCTTGAAATGTAAAACTTCTATGACGAAGAATTTGTGCAGCAATACCACGAGTAGTTTCAATTTCTAAAGTCATACTTGCCATTTCAAAAATAGACCAATGCCTATGTTTAATACAATAACGAATAAGTCCTTCAAAACTACTGGATTCTTGATTTGATGGATTACTTACTCTGGCACAATAAGCAATATGTTTTTCAGCATCTGGAGTTACACTAATTAATTTTACACTCATTTTTTTCCAAATCCTTTATAATCTTTATGTTGAACTTCTTTTAGTTTATTTTCCATAAAACTTAATTGTTGTTTTATATACTCAATTTCTTCCAAAGAATACATATGTTTATTTTTGATTGCTGTTTTAAGCAAATTAATTATCTTTTTAGTTCTCATCATTTTTCGTCATATTCTTCTTCATAAGGAATAATATCGTCATAATTATAAGATGGAACATCGGTATAAATTTCTGCTTTTAAACTATCAAGAAGAAGTTCCATATTTCTTATAATTACTTTTATTTTATCTCTATCCATAAAATAATTTAAGTTTCATTTTGACTATAGCATAAAAAAAGAAAGAGATCAACTCTCTTTCTTTTATAATAAATTTTAAATTACTTATATAAACACTGAATAAGAATGGATAATAAAGTAATTGTAAAAGCAGATGCGATTGTAATTTGAGTGACAACTGCCATTATTTTGCTCCAACTAAATGAACAAGTTGTGCTTGATGGCGACGGTTTTCTTTTTCTTTTTGTGTTTTAATTAATTGAAGAAAGTTTAATTTTTTCATCAGTTAATTTCCTTCACATATTTAATACCACGATAATTCAAATTACATTGCTGTGGTTGCTGATGTTGTTGAACTTGTGTATTATAATGAATACCACGATAATTCAAATCAAAATTTTGATTTTGTGTTTGATTTTGTTGATGATAAATTTCGGTGTCATAAGAAACACCCCTATAAGTTGCTTTTGCCATTAGGATTTTCCTCCAGAATGAGATTGTGAATCCCGTTCCTTCGGGCGGTTTGCGTTTGCTATTCACAAATAGCAAATGAACGTTCCGTTCCGCCGTCCTACTTGCGTCTCAGTTTCCTGAGATGAACGTAAGGTCATTATAGACCATTCCTTTTTATTTAGCAAATTTTGGTAAAAAAATACAATTTTATAAAATCTTAAGAGACAAAAAAATACCCGGAATTTTTTTCCGGGTTCTTGAAATTCATTTTCTCTTTTTGTTTTTAGATTTTGAATAACCCCAAAGTTTTGGATTATATCTACCGTATCCAAATTCAATACTCTTCAAATTTTCACGAAACTTATCCCAATACATATCAAATAAACGAACTCGTGTTCCTCTAGTTAGGTCAAAACAAATTTTATTTTCTACCAGATATTTAATAATATAAGCATCATTAGGTGCTTCTTTTGTACACACTTCAGCATAAGAACCATTTTCCAACAAAATATCACATCCATATCGTGATTTACATGTTTCTTTTTCTGTTGGTGTCCAATGTTCCATATGCTCTTCTGTATTTTTTGCTTTTTCTATAACATCACGAAGTTTACTCATCTTATGAACGACCTCCCCACTTAATATCAGGATATGCTTCAGTTACCAGTTCTTTGGTGATTTTATACTTTGTTTGTAGTTTTTTATCTTTAGTTAAAATAAGAATTTCTGCTTCAAGAGGATGAAGACCTTGTAGAATGTTAATAAACATAGTTTCTCTACGAAGAGAACTTAGTCCATCATTTCCACCCCTAACAAAATTATAAAATTTTTCATATTCTTTACGAATACTGGATCTACCTTGATCTTGAGACCCAAGTGAATTTGATTCAATCTCTTTCATTTTAGATACAGCATCATCAATTTTTTCACTTAGTGTACCTGAAAAAGAATTTTGCTCTTCAAGTGCAGCATAAGGAACATCTCCAGGAGGAAGAGCAGATACAATACTTTCATCAAAATTCCAAATAAAAATTGATTTAAGTGATGGGTGTTCGTACTTCCTTAAAATTTCAATTTTTTTTGAAGTTACTCTTTGTTTTGATGTAAGATTTAAAATTTCAAAAATAAAAGGATTTGCAGGAAGATCAATACTACTTCCTTTTGATTTTGTACCAACAGATTTTTTTGTAACAACAGTTTTTGTAGGCATAATAATTTCAATATGATATGTGTTTATTATTTTATATATTACTCCTTTTTATCTTCGTCTTCATCATCTTCAAGAGATTCATTATATTCTTCTAAAAATTCATCATAAAATCCAGGTTCAACTTTAAGAGATACTATTTCATCAGAGATGATATTTCCTTCATTATCAAAAAATTCTGGATGCATTTTTGGAAACTCTCTATAATTCATCATATATTCTCTTATAACCCATCCAACAATTAATCCAACAATAAAAAATAAAACTGTAAGAAATGAACCAAATACTAGACTAACTGCTAACATGGTTGTTCTCCAAAAGATTGGTTTTTTCCTTTTTTCTTAAGGAAAGTTCAAAGGAGATAGATACTTCCCGATTTAGAAAGCAAACTATCTTCTTAAAGATAATTTGAAATGGTTTAGTTTGCTTTCTTCCTCCATCAAGTAAAAATTCAAAACCACGATTAATGTAGTCTTCAGAGTTATTTATATTATACAAACTTGTTTTCCTTTAGGAACTTAATTGTTTCTACACACCCCCCAATTATCTCATCATCATATAATACTTGGGGAAAAGTTGATCCTTTTCCAAACTTAGAATAAAATTCTTCTTTAACAAAATCTTTGTCTAAAGTAAAAATTTTATGTTGAATATTTAACATATCAAAAACTTTTTTTACTCTTTCACAGTATGGGCAATTTTCTTTTGAGTATACAGAAAAATTCATAA